AATTGCGATCCGCCGCTCTACAGGGTGCAGTAGCAACTGAATGTATGCTACATTATCAAACTTCTGGGCGCAGAATTTGTTAAAGGAAATGCGTTCGTTTGAAATATTGATAACCGGGCCTTCATAGCGGAGTTGGAGAAACTGGCTACGAACAACCTGGTAGCCTTCGAGGTCAAACGCACTAAATGCAGCCTTCCGTATATTCTTGGTTCGGATCGGCTGCCGGACGCTATTGGAAATGTCATAATATGTACCGGGGTCTTCGTTTACCCAATGGTGGTTAATCGGAATGAACCCTCTGAAAATCCCCTCATCAATAACATGAAGCATCGGAAGCCCGCCACGCATATGGTGTTTGCGGTTTTCCAAAAGTATCTGCACGGCTTCAAATGTCTCTACGGAAACGATTGCCTCGTGGTGATCCGTATACAAGTATTGGTCACGATCCTGGTTGTTCTTGCGGTGCTTATGCTCGTACAGATCGGCAGTGAAGGTTTTCCAGGTAAGGACACTACCGCAATACCGCTCGTTGGTGAGGATGTACCCCACAGAGCCGCTATTCCATTCTGTGCCGCCGGACTTGGTTTCACAGCCAATATCCGTAAGCAGGGCTGCGATTTGCTCCTGCGACCATCCGGCAAGATATGCCTCAAAAATGAAGCGAACCACACGAGCCTCATTTTCATTAACCTCAAGCGGAGCATATTTGATGTACCGTCCCGTCACATCTTTCGGACGATCATATCCGAGCGGCGCTGGAGTCAGCAGTTTGCCGTCTTTGAAACGCTGTTGAAGTGACCAGTTCATAGCCTCGCTCTTTTTGACGGATTCCTCTTGGGCAAACGTGGCGAGGAAGGACAGCATGAACTCTGTGTTTTCGGAAAGCGTATATAAATTGTCCGTTTCAAAAAAGACGCCTACTGGTGGGTTTAAGCCTTTCAGCATACGAATCAGTGAGATGCAGTCCACCAGGTTTCTTGCAAAACGGGATACGCTTTTGGTGATGATGAGGTCATATTTTCCACGCTGGCACTCGGCAATCATCTCATTAAACTGATCGCGGTTTTTCAGAGATGTGCCGGAGATTCCCTCATCGGCATAGATGTGCCTCAAATCCCAATTGGGGTGATCCTCAACAAGCTGACGATAGTGTTGCTGCTGTAATTCAAAAGAGGATAACTGCTCGTCATTGTCGGTGGAAACGCGGCAATAGGCGCAGACCCGATAGATGTGGCCTTCGCCGTACAAATCTGCTTTAGGTTTCGCAGGGATAAATTTTTTATTGCCGTCATCGACCCGCTGATAGATCTGACGAAGTTGTTCCTTTGATTGGATGTTTGCCATAAGTCCGTCCTCTTAATTATTCTGTGATGCTTTCGGTAGTTGCCAGTACCACGCACCGTCCCTTTTGATGGACTTAATACCCATCAACTTTTTGGTACTCATGATGGTTCGCTCACTGATATTTTCTTTCAAAAATAGGGTGCGTATTTCGGAGACTGCCACCGGTCCATCAGCAAGCATTACTCGAAGGATGTCCGCTGCACGAGCCTGCTTTGTCATTTTTTCCTGGACCTCGTATGGCACATCAGTACTCGGATATTTGCCGGGGTCAATATCCAACCACTCCAATTTTCGTGAGGAGTCGATGGAAAAGAACAGGTCTCGCCCTTTCGGAGAAAGACTGCTCTTTACATGATGGATCACAGAGATGGCATCGTCCTGGAGATGTTCAACCTGTATCACGCTTCTCGCTGCGGCGACCAGGTCAATGCTCCCCAAACTTCTATATAGTTCTTTGGAACTTTGCTTCTTATTGAGATGTCCAATCAGAACGACCGCGCAGTCATACATAGCAGCCCACAAAGCAAGCTGCCGCAGTACCTTCCGCATCCCAGAGGCACTTGCGATATCCGCTTCTCCGAGATATGCCTGGATTGGATCTATTACAAGTAATTTTGCGTTGAAATCTGCAATAGCCCTACGGACAGAGTCATCGTTTAAAGTTACCCAGTTTATTTCCTCGTCCAAGAAGGCGACATTTGCACAGTCGGCACCGGCAGCAATGAGGCGAGGCTTAATTGTATCGCTCAAGCCGTCCTCGGAACATTGGTAAATAACGTGCATTGGCTTTTTCAGCTTTCTACCGTCCGGCGCAAAACTCCCATTCGACACGGCCGAGATAATACTCATCATTAAGGTGGATTTGCCACACCCCGGATCGCCTTGTATCAAGGTAATTTTCCCAAACGGTATGTATGGATACCACAGCCAGTCAACAGGGGTTTCTGTTACACTGCTATACAGCTTTAATTGACCGCCACATAAATCAAGCATTGTTGAATCCTTTCAGTTAACCAGATTACCAGAATACATCAAGATGGAAGTAACACATATATTCTACTTTGCATCGTTACTCATTACCATAAACCACAGATTACATTTCCGGCATAATGTATAGTGCAGGATTACATTGTGGCAAGGTTGCAAAGTGCCAGGTGGGGGTTTGCATTGCCACCTTGCATACTTGAAATACACAGCGTTGATATAATTTCAACTCAGAGGTAATATACGACCACCTTGGATGGCCATCCAAAGGAGGTATGAAAATGCTGGATTGTGAGAGTATAGGCGCCAGAGTTCGGCACCACAGAAAGCAGAACGGTCTGTCCCAAGAAGAACTTGCAGAACAGGCAGAAACAAGCAGAGTTTACATTAGCAACATCGAGCGCGGAGAATGCGCTCCGAGCCTGGAGATGGTACTCAACATTGCGAATGCACTGAATGTGTCCGCAGACGATTTACTTGCGGGAAACCTTCTATCCTCGAATGCAGATGTCACAGAGGAAGAAATGGACATTCTTTTCGATTGTTCGCAAGAGGAGTGTCGCATACTTTTGGAGAGTATGCGGGCGTTAAAGCACATACTCCGAGGCTACAAAATAACCAAATAATTCAAGACGGCCACCAAGGCGCATCTGCACTCCGCCAGGGGTGCTGTTTGCGTTAGGTTATATAGCAAGAAAACCTCGCCACCCATAAGGGCAGCGAGGAATGAATGCTTATACAGGCATTGTTATCTCTGTTCCGTTCTTGAAGCGGAAAGTTATGCTGTCATCGCTGTGTACCGTGGCCGTTTCCAATAGGCTAATCCATAACCCTTCGTCCCAGGCTTCGAGGACGAGGGGATGATTTTCTATTGAGTCGATAAATAAACGCAATTCTCGATCCCGTTGCATCCGGCATTCTCGCTCCTCTGTCACAACCTGCAACCGTGCGGTGGCTTTTTCGTACCGCTTGACGAGTCTGTTGTATTTCTTGGTGTACTCATCTTGGGATTGCTCTGTGGTGGCATTCTCTCTGACGCATTGGCTGACCAGTCCGGCAACAACCTGGAGTTCTTCGTTTAGGCTGTCGATCTCGGCATTCAAGGCTGTGCAGTCGTTCACGAGAGTCCGCATCGTTTCGCAGTCCCTCAACAGTCGTTCACGGGAGGTCATCAGTTGGTTATAGGCCGAAAGGAACAACTGCTGTATGGTCTCAATGTCCAAGGTCGGTGTTTCGCATTTTGCTTCGCCTTTGAATTTGCTATTGCATCTCCAAATCACTCTGCGGTATGCGTCCGTGGAGTGCCACACCTTTTGACCGTAAAAGCCACCGCAGTCACTACAGATCAGCTTGCTTGCGAAAGCACTCGAACCGCTGTATGAGCGTCCTAACCGCTGTCGGCGGGCAATCTCATCCTGCACCGCATCAAAACTTTCTGCGGTGACAATAGCCGGATGGCTGTTCTCCACATAGTACTGCGGGACTTCACCCTCGTTGACCTTTTGTTTTTTCGTGAGGAAGTCTATCGTGAACTTCTTCTGAAGCAATGCATCGCCCTTGTACTTTTCATTCTGAAGGATGCTCATCACTGTGGTCTGACTCCATTTCTTTTTGCCGCTTGGGGTCGGTATGCCAAGCCCCTCAAGGTGCTTGCAAATGCCTGCCGCCGTTTTGCCTTGCAGGAAAAGGTGGTAAATCAGCAGCACAGTTTTTGCCTCTTCCTCGTTGATGACAGGCTGTCCGTTCTCTCCACGGTCATATCCAAGGAAGCGTTTGAAAGGCATGGTGACCTTTCCGTCAGCAAAGCGTTTCCGCTGTCCCCAGGTGACGTTCTCGGAGATGCTCCGGCTTTCTTCCTGGGCAAGGCTCGACATGATGGTGATCAGCAGTTCGCCTTTGCCGTCAAAGGTGTAGATGTTTTCCTTTTCAAAATATACCTCGACACCCTTTTCCTTCAGCTTTCGGACAGTGGTGAGGCTGTCGACCGTGTTGCGGGCAAAGCGGCTGACGGACTTGGTAACAATGAGGTCTATTTTGCCTGCGAGGGCATCAGCCACCATTTCATTGAAACCATCACGGCGCTTTGTGTTGGTGCCGGAAATGCCCTCGTCCGTATAAACCTTTACGAACTCCCAATCGTCACGCTTTTTGATGTAGTTGGTGTAATAGTCGATCTGCGCCTCATAACTGGTGAACTGTTCTTCGCTATCAGTGGAGACACGAGCGTAGGCAGCAACGCGCCGCTTCTGAATAGAGGCAGTCGGCAGTGCTGTGAATTTATCCCTTGTGGCCGGAATGACCGTTATCTGTCTTGCCATTATCCTTGACTCCTTTCTTGGCTTTTTCTCTTGCTTGCTCACGCTTTTCGGTTGTCCAGGATTCTCTCCTGGAACGGTCTTTCCATGTGCGGGTCAGCACAGAGTCGTCTTTCAGCCGAAAGTGTAGCGTATTGTTGTCATCAGCGGTTATGAACTCCACGGAGTCAATACCACCGGGAATCTCGGCAACCAGGGCATCCAGGACTGTTTCTGGGATCTGTTTGGAAGCACAGAATGCCTTGCCCCTTGTATTGAACGTGGCGCAAATCCAAACCATCTGCGTCTTTGTGGTCTTTCGGCGATAGCATTTACCGCACTTGGCGCAGATAATCTTTCCCGTGTAAGGGTAACGCTTTGTGGTGGAGATTTGCGGTGCATATTGTGCTGCGCGCCGTTCAATCTCTGCCTGCACCGCCATGAAGGTGTCCATATCAATAATGGCTTCGTGGGTTCCTTCTGCGTGGTACTTTGGAAGCTGACCGTCATTGATAATAGTCTTTTTGGTGATGTAGTTCTCTCGAAAAGTCTTTTGCAGGATAAGGTTTCCTGTGTAGTTGTAATTCCGAAGTATCTTCTGAAGCGTATTCGGATGCCAACGCTCTCCACGGCGTGGCTTTATCCCATCTGCATCAAGACGCTTCGCAATTAAGGAAACCCCGGCACCGTTCAGATATTCCGAAAAAATCCGCTGAACAATTGAGGCTTCCTCCGGCACAATTTCGTATCTGCCTTGTATGAGGCGATATCCGAGGATGACCCCGTTCCAGGGCAGCCCTTCCTCAAAGTTCTTTTTAATGCGCCATTTTTGGTTCTCGCTGGCGGATCGGCTTTCCTCCTGGGCATAGGATGCAAGGATAGTCAGCATCAACTCTCCGTCACCGCTCATAGTGTGGATGTTCTGCTCCTCAAAATAAATATCCACCCCCAACGCTTTCAGCATACGGACGGTCTCAAGGAGCGTCACAGTATTGCGGGCAAAGCGGGAGATGGACTTGGTAATTATCATATCAATTTTTCCGGCTCGGCAGTCAGCAAGCAGCCTTTGAAAGTCGGCACGGTCTTCCTTGGTGCCTGTGATGGCTTCATCAGCATATACACCGACAAACTGCCATCCGTCCTCGCGTTGGATCAGAGCGTTGTAGTAGCTGACCTGTGCGGACAAGGATTGGAGCATTGCATCCTTGCCGGACGAAACACGAGCGTAGGCTGCGACCTTTTTCTTGCTTTCAAGCCTGGGCGGGTAATTGATTTTTGTTACAGTCTTTGGCATCATACCACCTCCTTTTCAGCGTACATATTACCTCTAAAAGGGGTATTTATCCAGTCAATATCCCGATATAAACTGCCGAAATTGATACCATATATCTCGCACATTTTTGTCTCTATTATGGCGAATTCTTCGGCAGTAATCAGACCTTTTTTCTGCATAACACGAGCCTGCGCCATAGCGGATTTGTAGCCCAAAAGAGCATCGAAGGTCTTACTGTCCATCACGCACACCCCCATTTCTATAGCATTCCTGGGAGCAGTATTTTCGGTTAGCCCCACCATAATCAGTGAAGGGCTTTCCGCACGTGGCACAGATGTGCGGAATAAGTTTTGTACTGACACGATCTCTACGATGCTTATTCCACCAGGTCTGCTTGCAGTGGTCAGAGCAGAAGAGCCGAGGTCTTGCACCAGGGGTATTATTGAGTTCAGCGCCGCAGTTTTTGCAGACAGGCTTGCCTTTGGGTGCTTCCGCAGTCATACCGTTCCTTCGGCAGAAAGTTTTGATGGTGTTGACAGGGATGCCCAAAGCATCCGATATAGCAGTATAAGTAGCCCGCTCCTTACGCATGGCTATGATTTTTTCCTTCTGTAGGTCAGTCATAATGGGTCCTCCGTTCCGAAGGAATCCGTTCCTTCTGACTACTTAGGAAAAATGTCAACCCCCTATAAAATGCGAAAAGCCCACCGAACCGAAATGGCTCGATGGGCTTGATGCTTAGTTGGGGATCTTCAGTTTCCAACCGCTGTAGATGACATTGGAGGTCAGTCCGTTCAGCGTCTTGATTTCCGGGTAGCGACTACCCTTGCCGAGGTACAGAGCGGCAATATCCCAAAGGGTATCACCCTTGACCACGGTATGGACGCGATAGGCATTTTCAGCGGTAGCCTCACCCTGGGTAGGATAAATTGCCACACCATCATTGGTGAACACAAAGGTGCCAGGGTTCTTATCCGCAGCATTCTTTGCGTTGGTGAGAATGCGATATGCGCCGATCTGGGATTTGCTATCCTTCCAATCCTTACGCACACGGTAGTAGCCCGTGGTCAGCTTTTCAGGATAGGTCACTGTGGATTCAGCAGGCTTCTCTTCGGGGGTATCCGCTCCCGTGGCAAGCAGCGCCTTGACCTCTGCGCGGAAGGTATCCATGCTCTTGCCGTGCTTCGGAAACCAGTGCATCACATCACCGTGGTTGGATGCAACGCCCTGTTTGTAGCCTTCGGAATGGCAGATGATGTTCTGCTCGGTCAGTCCGTACTCCTTGCAGAGATAGGCACAAAGTTCAACGGCCTCACGGTACACCTTCTGGAAATAGGTGTAGTCCGTAAGACCGTCTTCGCAGATTTCAAATCCGATATGAGTGTTGTTTGCAGAACCTCCGGCGTGCCAACCACGGTGATCCCAAGGGAGCGTTTGGTATGTGGCGATAGTACCGTCAGCCAGTTTGCCGATGAAGGCATGGACGCAGACCTCACGACCGCCGGGATGATAGGTGTTCCAGTGGTTGTTGTACTGGTTCTTGCCGAGCAGACCGTCATCGGGTCCGACATAGCGTTTGAGTGTAGGGTTATTGGCACCGGTGGAATGAACCATAATGCCTTTCACCTTGATTTTCTTGCCTGCCTTATAGCAGGCGTTTTCGGTAAAAATCAGCTTATGCAGATTCATCGTCATTACCTCCGTTCCTGTCGTGAAGCTGTTCCAGAACTTCCTTCAGCTTTTCGGGGATAGGCAATCCGAGGTGCGCGGAGTTCTCCAACAGGCTTACACCTTCATTGGAAAGGTAGAAGAAAATGACCGCAGTACGCAGCACACCCGCTTCACCAAGCACATAAACATCCACGATATTGCCGATGCCCACAAGGGTGAAAATCAGAACCTTACGGCAGATGCCCTTAAAGCCAACCGCACTGGAGAGGTTCTTGTCTACGATGGCGCACATGACGCCAGTAATGTAGTCGATCACCGTAAAAGCGATCAGTGCATACAGAAAGCCGTCCAAACCGCCCAGGAACCATCCAAGGAAGCCGCCGACAGCGGTGAAAGCCAACTGAATGCCAGTCCAGATTTGTTTCATAGCGTTATCCTCCTTTAATTTTTGATATGCAAAAGGACTCCCGCCACAAAGCAGAAGCCCTCAATGCCTTATTCTGTTTGCTTGGGTAGCCACTCCCAGACACGCATATCTTCCTGCCCAAGAGACCACATACACATCCCTCGCAGTTTCCAACGGTACGCTGCCTGGTTCGCCCAATAGATGAGGCTGTCCACATCCTGGTAGTACAGAATGGAAAAGCCATGTGCGTCCCCAAGGAACAAGCGGGAGATCCAAATGTTGATGTCCCTGGGGATAATTTTTGCTGTGTAGTCATTTCCGCACTCAAGCGGCATGACGTGGGAATGGTAGAACTCATAGTCAAGAGAGATGCTTTCGCTCCTGGTGGACGATTCCTCCACATCGGAAGTCAGCGTGAACACCTGGAACTCTTCATCCCAGGTGCAGTTTGACCGCTCGATTCTGCCGAAAGTCGTCTCTGTTCCGTCCGGCATCACCACATCGAACCGCTCATACGGCTCGTAAGTCCAGGCGTCACCCAGGCGTAGCAGTTGGCAGTTGACCTTTCTATCAGAACGGATGCCCGCATAACCGCCACCGCTGTTCACGGTTGCCGTGAAGCGAAGCGTGTAGGATGCGGAAGAATAAACCCTTACCTTGTTCCCACGCTTACGCATTTCAATGGTGTAGACATTGGGATTGGTACGCAGATCGGCTTTTGGGGTCTTGGAAAAACTGGTGCTGTAGCTGCCTTTGAGCGTAGAGCCTTCATACAGTTCGACACGTTGGGTATCGTAGTTGAAGCAGCAGAACAGCGAACCGAGGAAAACACCTGCCTTGCCACCACCATCTTCCGGGAAGATGATCTGCGCCCGGAGATGAATATCGGAGAAACTGCTGTAGTTCCACGCAAGCTGTCCAGAACCCTCAAGCTGTGAGTACGGTCGGCTTGTATCACCATAAGGCAAATCCTCCTGCCATACATCCCATTCCCCAGAGAGAACATTCCAGTAGCTTTCGGGGATCTTCTGCTCATCACGGAAGTCCTCATACCAAATCAGTGCGGAGTCCGGCTTTCGGCGGAGCATCTCAAGAGTTAGCTTGAAGCCCTCAACGGGACCCACCATGTTGCCGTTTATGTCCTTGAACTTTCTCGGAGCAAGGGTGTATTCCGCCTGCCCTGCGGTAGGTGCTTCCGAAAAGTCGGTGCAGACACGAAAACCGTAGAACTGTACACCATTGACACCGACTGAAATCTTCAGAGTATGGTTTCCGGCAGTAAGGCTCACACCCTTGGCAAGAGTCGCCCAGAAGGTGGTTCTCCAATACGGCCACCACAGTCGGCTTTCAGAGAAGTGGACGGTATTGCCATCAAGGGATGCGTAGATGCTGTTTTTGTCCCAAAACGGATAACATAGCCGGATTGCCACATCGTAAACGCCATCTTCCTCAATGGTGAACTTGTAAGTGGCAGAGCCTCCATCACCGAGCGTGACCAGGGTTTTGGAAACAGAAACCACACCTGCGTAGCTGTCCGGCTCGGCATCGTGGTCTATGATAACGTCGCCAAACTCCGTCTTTTGCTGTTTGGCATAGGAGGTCAGATAGCGTCTGCGGTTGTAGGTTTCCGACATCTGCGGATACTCTTTGTAAATCGCATCTCTGCCTTCCATGTAGTCATATACATGGGGAAGCGCCCACGGACCCATATCGTAGTCATCCCAATAACCGACAATCGGAATCATCGGCTGTGGAGGTCCGTCATCCGTGAAGTTATATGCACCCGTGAGCCAATACTGTGCAGCGTAGTAGGTATTGGATGTGCCACGATAATATTCGCCCAGGTTCTCCGGGGTATCGTAAATCTGCCAGTTCCAACCGTAGGCGGGCATTCCAAGGAACACCTTTTCTCGATCCATAACGCGTACTGCATAGTCGTATACACCCTCAAGCCAACTTCTCGGTGAAACAGGACCGGGAGCAGAACCCGCCCACGCCATACCATAGGTCATGATGGAGGCGGTGTCGCAGTACTGATTCAGATCTCCATATACGCACCAGTTCTCACCACCGACCGAGCCGTTGACCGAAGTCATACCAGGAAGGCAGATGTTCATTTCCTTGGTCGGATCGTAAGCCTTGACCGTTTCATAGATGTGCTTGAACATAGCCGTGGACACCGCATGGGTGGAATAGTCATCGCCTTTTTCGAGGTCGATGTCAACACCGTCGCACCAGGGATATTTCTCCATGATGCGGACAAGTTCGGAGCAGAAGGTGTCCTGTGCGCCGTCCACGTTATCACGCAGCGCCTTGAAGATGGAGTTTGCACCGTCATTGGCAACGGTGAGCAGCCAACGGATGTGAGGCCACTTGTTGATGTAGGTCAGCATATTGCTGATGGCAACACCGCTCTCAGTGATTTTTCCCGTTTTATCCACCTTGAAGGAGAATAATCCGATGGTGTCGATACGGTCACCGTAGTCACGGAGGGCTTCATACATACGGGCATTGCCCATGAAAGTCCACACCATGATTCGTTTGCCTTTTAGCTTATCCCTCATACCGACACACCTCCATCCGTCATCTGCTGTAATTCAAAAAGCACCCTGGCAGACTTTCCGTCCTCCAAGGTGACCTTGTGCTTGGAATCCCAAGCGGCACTGTATTGATAAAACCCCTCTTTCGGCTCGGTGACACCGTTCTTGGTGCATTCACGCACCGAAGCAAGGAGAGCCAGGTCATCTTCCGCAGAGAGGGCGTTTGGGAACTTGACCCGCTGTCCGCCGACCCCCTGGGCAAGCTGTACCGACCCAGGTGCCATATCGGATTTCGGGTAGATATGAATATCCAGTCCGCCGGAGGTGTTGCCAAGATTGCAGACAACGATCGTTTCCGAAGAGCGGATGACGCCGTTGAACCACACCTTGGAATTTTCCTTCAGACGGCTCTCGGTGTGCGGTACATAGCCCGTCAGCGCCGGTCCCTCTTGCAGTTGCAGGTCAGTAAACCAAATTGTACCGGAGCAGTTGGTGACGGTAGGTTTCACCGTAATGCTCACGACACGCATATCCTGCTTCTTGTTTATGACCTCTGCCAAGCGGATAAATACTGGTTTAGCCATCCAGTACCCACTTCACTTCGCAGGGATGACCTACCCATCCCGTGGCTACAGAGCCGGGCTGCAGCAAGAGGTCTGTAATATAAAAAGTGCCTGTGCAGTTGGTAATGCACACACGCACCGTAATGGATTTCACTTTGGAGAAGTAGCTTTCCGGCGTGATCTTCTCCGAGGTTTTAGAAAAATAAGCCATAAAGCACCTCCATCAATACAGGTCAATGAAGCGAGACTCAATGCTGCCGTCCTCGTATTCGATGACCACTTCGATACCAACCTGGGAGTCGTTACCCAGCTTCTCCAAATCGTCCGATGCGATCTGCGCCGACAGCGTATAACTGCTGCGGTTGGAAGGATACACCGTCTGGGCAAGGCTCATAGTCATACCCTCGACACCCACAGCCTTAAAAGATGCCGTGCCGGATGCACCATTTTCTCCGTCTGCCACAAAGCCGGAACTGATCCAGTACGCAAGTCCATCATCGGCACGGGAATTGCGGAGATGGTTGAACGGCACCAGTTCACGGATATCGTTGTTGGAAACCATGCTCGTGCCTTCCAGAGAGTCTGCGATTACATCAAGGGTGCTGACCGAACTGCCCAGGTTCTTCAGCGTGGTGGACAGTTCCAACACCGTGTTCCAAGGCTCCTGCAGATTGTACTCACGGCGCACAATGCGGGTGGTGACCGAAAGCCCCAACTCCTTATCCTCAACACGGACATAGTCGCCCAAGTTCCAAGCTTCATGCTCATAACCCGTCAGAACGGACAAGTCCATCGCATTCAGCACATAGGACACCGTGGGCTTGCAGTATTCCGCAAGGCGCATGGCTGTAAATTCCTTCATTTGGTACGGGTTGGTGAAGGAGGAGCAGTCCAGAGTGGTAATGCGGATTTCCTTGGAATAGGTGTAATCCTCAAGGTAAGGTTTGCCACCGTTGATATCCGAGAAGGTCAGCCCATCCGCACCCACGGCATATAGCCTGGTAACCAGAGAGCGGGTGTCCACGATACGCTCGATGCTTTTCATGTTCTTTTTATAAGCAAACAGCGCGCCGCTGTCCGTGCCGTTCACCGTCAGCAGATGCACCAGTCGGTTCGGACAGTCGAAAACAAGGTCGCCGCCGTGGAGATTGGCAATGCTGCGGAGAATGGAAAGTGCGTTCTTTTCCGTACTCGTCCAGGTGCGCTTGGTAGTGACATTCACCGTGCCGACCGACCACTCTGTGCCTGCAAGGGCAAATGCCATAGCAACATCCGCAGTTTCTGCATCGAACTTCTTTTCTTCCTTACGGACAGAAAAGGTCAGATCGTAGAACTCGGCTTCGGCATATACCTGGGTAATGGTACTGCCGGAACTGTCCTTCACATCGGTGATGGTGCGGATCTTATATACATCGTCAACAATCTGGATTTTCTTCTCGTTGTCGATATAGCCGCGTTTGCTGTCACGGTACGGTATGCTGAAAGTCAGCGTGTCCTCACCGTTGATTTCGCCCGTTACGATGATGTCGTAGGCGTTCTCCAGGATGGCTTCCCACGCACCGTTATCATCCAGGACAACAGGACGGGCATAGCCGATTTTCTCATACGGAGCCTTGGGAATATCGTAAAGGCGAATGTCCACCAACTTCGGAGTTTTAGAAGAATCCGAGGTGGTCAGAGTGACCTTAAAGCGGATATAATTGCGGTTCGGGGACTGCAACTTTCCGTCCGAGCCGATGGCGATCCAATCACTCCAATCGGTGAGGTCATCGCTGGTGGAGGTCTCCACAGAGGCAATGGCCGTAGTGCCTGCGGAATACTCACTGGTCACAGACACCTTGCCCGTGCCGGACAGATTGCATTCAGCCGCCTTGGTGTAGAGAATGCCGCTTTCCGGGTAGGCCCCGTTGGTGGCTTTCAGCGTGACACCGCTTGCATCGGTGAAAGCATCCACATCAGCGGAACTGTCTGCACCGTTACAGAGAACGGTTGCTCTAAAATAGTCCACCAAATCATCTGCGGTCATCGGAGAATCACAGTCCAAGAACCAGTCGTCAAAGCCGCCTGCGTAATAGTAGGTATCGGCGTGCATACCCATCACAAGGTCAGCCACACAGGAGCGGTTCAACTCACCGCCAATGGTAAGAACCTCGGATTTCCACACTTCGCCTGTCGAGCGGTCACCCAGAACATAGGTGAACTTCCTGTTGTTCGGCTCAATGACTCCGGCAATGAAATACCAACCGCCGTTTACCAACTTGAAGGAAGGTGTCACGGACTGGTCGAGGATCAGACTGCCGGAGGAATTGTAGAGCATGATTCTGGGTTTGCCGGAATACAGGGACAGATAGAAAATAGGCTGTCCGGGGCCGTAGCGGGTATTGAAGATCGGACAGAATGTATTACCAACCGAGTATGTGGTAGGGTTCATCCAACCGCCCACAATAATCCGTTCACCAAGGTTCGCAAAGATGCTGCCATCGTTAGTCACCTGCAGATGCGTCTTTTCGGAAGTCGGATTGTTGATGTTGAAACGGAACTGGCGTCCTTTGGGGCTTTTGGAGAGGTTGGCTGTAGTGCCAGACCAATGCACAATGGTAAAGTTGCGCCCACAGCCGGAGGAATCCAAAAGCGAAGTATCCTCGTCCGGGTTGGCTTCATTGAAACGCCACAAGCCGGAGGCGGCATACTCTGCCGGGAACTCACCCGTGAAATCAGCCTGTTTGTCCAGTATCATTTTCAGAGACATACCGTCACCTCCATCTGCTCTTGGCTTGAATTTGTAGTTCTGTCAGCGTGGCATTGCTTACATCCACGGTGACGGTGTTATCTCCGACAGCAAGTGCCGGAAAGTTTAGTTCCTGCAAATACGGCAGACCGTTGCGGAGCGTTTCTCCGTTTTCGTCCACCACATAAGCGGTCATTTTATCAGTATCCACAACAAGGGTTTCACCCTCGGAGAGCGTTGCGTTTACGATCTTCAGTTCCAAACCGTTGGTGGTAATGCTGATATAGTTGCTTGCCCCGGCAGTTATCACACCGCTGATGCGGTAGATTGGCATGGACTCGATATTACCAATGGTGCGCGTCACCGTGTGTGTTCCTTCCTCTGTAATGGAAAAGGTCTCATCGGTGATGGCGTAGGCAAATGGGTCGGGACAGAAGAACTTGAGGTCAAAGGAGCCTGCGGAGCGGACGAGCCGTTCACAGTCCACCGCATCATTCAGACGCGCCATAAAGTATCTGTCCGGCACATCATCAAAAATGAGCTGCCGGAGTCCCTGCACGGGGTCAAGCCAGGCGGCAATGTCATCCAGGGTGGAGACCAATGCCGTAAAGGTGTGTTTGGGGTAAATGTTGCAGTGAGCAGTGATCTCGCGGTAATCGAAATCAGCGCCGAAGTCTGCAACACCGTATTTTCCAGGCACGGTGGTGGTAAAATTACGCATTCTACCACACACCTGCCAAGAGGTCAGACGGGCTTTGATGCCCATACTGGCCGATGTGATATCGTTATAGGTAAAGCCCATAAATCAAAGCCCCCTTTATGCTGTAGTGAAGTGACCCTGTGCGCGAGAGCCACTTTGAATGAGGTTATAGAGTTCCTGGGAAATCTTGCGGATGTCCTCTTCGCTGCGGACGATCATCTGCTGAATGGTAATGAGAGCGCCACCACCGAAGCCTGCGCCGGTAATGTTGTCGTTGCGGTTCACGGTGCCGTTGACATTAAAGTCCGTAGGCAGTGCCGTGGTCATCTCATCAGCCAAGCCGTGCATTACATCGTTGATGTCCTTACTCATACCTTCAGCGGCAGCAACCGCATCTTTGCCGTTGGCATTGATGGAGCCTGCCAAACCTTCCACGAGCATTTCACCAACCCAGCCCATTTCCTTGGACGGAGATGCGATGCCGAAGAAGTCGCAGATGCCATCCCAAATGGAGGAAATCCACCCGGACACCTTGTTCCAAAGCCAGGATGCCAGGGACTGGATGCCTTGCCACAAACCACGGACAAGGTTTGCGCCTACATCGGCTATCTGGGAGACACCCTTTGCAAGAGCGTTGACTATGCCCGTAATGATCTGCGGAATCGCCTTTACGATCTCTGCGATAATGGTCGGCAGGTTCTTGATAAGCGAGGTAAGCAAATCAATACCCGCCTGCACGATCAGAGGGATGTTGTTAATGACCGCATTGACGATGCCGCTGATAATGTCTGGGATTGCACCTACGATGGTGGTAATAATCTCCGGCAACGCCTGGATCAGAGACACCAACAGATCGATGCCCGCTTGGATGATTTGAGGAATCGAGCCAAGGACAGCCGAGATGATACCGTCAATAATCTGCGGAATCGCCTCAACGATTGCCACGATGATTTCTGGCAGAGCGGAAACAAGCGAGGTCAGAAGCTGAATACCCGTCTCGATGATCTGCGGAATTGCATCCAGGATAAAGTTGATGATGCTCATGATGATTTCTGGCAAAGCCGCAATCAGCACAGGGATAGCCGCCAACAGACCCTCTGCAAGACCAGTGATCAGTTGCAGGGCGGCATCCAAAATCATCGGAAGGCTGTCGATCAAACTCTGCACAATGGTAATGACCGCTTGCACCGCTGTGGGAATCAGCGTAGGCAGTGCCTCACCGATGCCCTGGACAAGGGACATCACGATCTGAATGGCGGCTTCCACCAACAGAGGCAGATTTTCAATCAGCGTGTTTACGATGGTCATCACCGCATCAATCACCACCGGGATCAGTTCCGGCAACAAGGTCAGCAGCGTGTTCAGCACTTGGGAAAATAGGTCAACCACTGTGTCCAGAAGCGTAGGAAGAAGTTCTCCCACGGTTGTTAGGAGTGCGTTCAGCGCCGTTGGCAGAGCCGAGATGATGTTCTCGATGACCGGGGTTAT